CTTGCCAACGAGGCGCTGGTCTACCCGGACGGCGACACCAGCGACCTGTTGATGGCGCTGTGGTTCATCAAGTTCAACTACAAGAAGCTCTCGCCCGTTCACGCCTTGCCCACCCGCGTTCGCGGTCCGCAGCAGGGCGGGTGGGGCTGGCTGAAGAACATCAAGCAGAAGAAGGAATCTCAAGATGAGACCTACCGCCGCTTGCAGCGAGCCAGGGCACAGCGGCAGGAGGAGATGAGGAAGGTGTCCGTTGGCTAGGCAGTCGAAAGCCGAGCGGGTTGCCGCAACCCGTATCACCGAGGAGTTCCTGCTGGGGCAGGTGAACTACTACTACGACTCGGAGACCTTCCGTGAGCACAAGGACCGGATGCAGCGCGGCGACAGCATGTACAAGGGCGACCTGTCCGCGCTGTTCCCGAACGAGTCCGCCGTCCCCGATGTCAACTACGTCGAGAACAAGTTCAAGAACGCCCTGCACGACATCTCCCGCCTCTCGGCTGAAGGGCGGGGCCTCGTCAAGTTCATGGCCGAGGGAGACGCCGACCGCGATATGAAGCGCGCTCGCGTGCGCGAGGCTGTCAACGAGGGCTACTGGGTCGTCAACAAGATGCGTGGCCGTGAGCGACGCCTGTACCTGGACCTCGCGGGCTCCGGCATGGCCGCCGTGGGCATCTACTACGACTACAACTCCGAGACGGGGGAGGGCTTCCCCTATCCGCAGCTTACCCGGTTCGACCCGCGCTTCTGCTACCCGGATGTTCGCAACGGGAAGCTCCAGACGATGGTCAAGATAGAACAGGTGAAGGAGCGTGTCCTGGCCCGCCAGTTCCCGCACCTTGGCCTGGACGACAGGGGCGAGAACAACAACATCGCCTACTTCACCTGTTACTACGACGAGAACGAGGTAGCTGAGGCGGTCTGCCTGGAACGCAACGCGAAGCTGGCCGAGGCCAAGATAGTCAAGTCGTGGAAGCACGAACTCGGCATCGTCCCGGTCGCCTTCGAGATGCTGGACACCTACGACGGTGCCATCCACGGCCTGTTCGAGCAGGTCGAGGGACCGCTGATGGTCCGCAACAAGGCCGTACGCCTGATGGTGGACTACCTGGAATCCATGTCCCATGCCCCGCTTGAGGCACTGAACATCGTCAACGCCGACGACGAGCCCGGGCCGACCACCATCTATCAGCACGACCCGAACGCCGACCGCTCCCTCATCGGCCGGGTGGCTGCTGCCTCAACCCCCGGCGACGTATGGCGGCTCCTGTCCTACTTGCAGGACCAGGAGGAGAAGGAGGCTATCCAGCCGCCCTCACGTTCGGGCAACGTGTCGCAGTCCATCGCGTCGGGCTCCTTCGTCGATAGGACCCAGGGACAGCTCACCTCGGTCACGAAGGAACTCCAGGACAAGATGGCCTCGGTGCGCGAGCAGGTGAACGAGATATGCATGCGCGTCGAGGAGAAGTGGATGGACTTCTCCAAACCGCTCATCCGCCCGGTCAGTGGCAAGAACGAGTACACGCCCTCGGAGGACATCAAGGGTTGGTATCACCACGAGGTCAAGTTCGGTGCCGGAGCCGGGCTGGATAGGCTGAACGCCGATTCTCGCGTGCAGAACCACCTGGCTGCGCGCCTCATCTCCCGCGAGGAGGCTAGGGCCGAGATCGACTACCTCGATGACTCAGCCTCCTCGCAGGACAAGATAGACCGCGAGAACCTGGCGGACGCCCTGCTCCAGCGGTTCGTGCGCGACCCCGCCACGCCCGCCTCGCTCATCGCCCGCACCTGGTTGGAGATGAAGATGCGGGGCAAGTCTCTGGAGGAAGCCCTGGAAGTGGTGGTCCCCGACATGGTGGCGGCCGAACAGGCCGCGCAGCCGCAACAGCCCCCGGGCATCCCGGGAGCGGAGCCGGTGGCCGAAGGCCAGCCCGCCGCAGGACCCGAACCGCCGGAGGTCAGGTTGCCGTACCCATCCGTCCAACAGTTGTTCGGGCCGGGGAGGTAGGAGATGGCCGAGGTTCAGCGAGGCGAAGGTCCCGACGCCCTGCCATTCGGCGCGGCCACTTCACTCAACCGAGCGCAGCCGAGCGCGAGTGCGTTCCAGGCAGACGAGATACCCATCCAGTTCGCGCCGGATACCGATGCCGACGAACTACCCACCGGCTCGCTCGGGGAGAACATGGACGTGCTGCTCTCGGACCCCGACGAGGGATACCGGGAACGCCTCATGGCGCGGGACCGCCCTGGCCGTGTTCCGCGCTACATCGTGCGGCACCTGCCGACGCTCATGGCCGCCTCCCGCAACCCGGACGCACCACCCACCATCCGGGCGTTCTACAACGCCGTGGTGCGCCAGCTCGAAGCAGAGATGAGGCAGGGTGGCTAAGCTCGAACCCGGGGTCACAACGCCGAGCGAGGTAAAGCCCTACGAGCCCGACAAGGCGCTTCCTCCCCCCCGTCGCCCGCCGCAAGCCATCCTTGCTCGGCGCGAACCGGGCGAGTTGGCCGACCGCACCCTGCTGTCTGCCTTCCGCACGACCGAAATATTCGAGGGCACCAAGGTCGGGGAGCAGACGTTGTACCACGCACCCGACTCCATCTTCTGGACGGCCGTGGTGCAGAACGACCAGACGATGACGGCGCTCACGAATGACGCCACGCTGTACTTCGCCCAGATTTACGGTGGCGAGAACCTGGCGGCGTTCATGGGGGCCGAACTCATCGAAGACTCCGGGATGCGGGACCGCACCGTGGGCCTGCTCTCGGAACTGCGCGATGTTCCGCAACTCCCATACGCCGTCCCGGGGGGCGATGGAGCCGAACTCGTGCGCCGGTATCTGACCGACCCGTCCTCGCTCGAAGGCATGACCGTTGAGGAGAAGGCTGCGGTGGCACGGCTCGGTGAGGAACTGCTGGCGAACCTGGAGGGCCTGCCCGATACGGGCGTGCCGGAGCAGTTCGAGCGCGCCATCGCTGTAGCGGTGACGGGGGAGGCACAGTTTGCGCTCACGCCATTGGAGTTGAACCTGCTGCGCGAGGTTCCCGACAAGCTGAAGGACATCAACCTCCAGACCGGGGAAACGCCACAGTTCGCAGGCATCGGCGTTGAGCAGGTGCGGCAACTTGGCGGCGGCGTGGTCGTCCTAGACGAGGAGTGGGCGAAGAAACACCCCGACAAGGCGTTCGCGGTCAAGCTCTGGCTGGAACAGAACTACCCGGAGATGGAGATACAGATAGGCCGCGAGGGTGTCCTGGGTTCCGTGCTGGACAAGTTCGGCTCGGCCGTGGACCACATCACCGCCCCCGTCGCTGCGGGCGTCTTGCAGATAGACGAACTCGTGGAGCAGTTCACCACGGGTGACGAAGACCGCCAGAAGATGGCCGAGCGCGCCGACAAGATGGAGCGCGAGCTGGAATCCGGGCTCATCCCCGATGCCGGGGTGCAGAACACGCTCGCCGCCATCCACCAGTTGCGTGACGAGGCCAGCATCGAGGTGGGCTGGGACCAGTTCCAGGAGGATGTATTCCGTAACTCGAACCCGCGCAACATCGCCTTCGGCTTCGCGGACTCGATAACGCGAGCGATGGAGCTGCACCCCGGGGATTGGGGATACGGTCCCGCCTATGCGTTCACGGGCCTGCTGGCGAACATCGTCGCCGACCCGGTGAACTGGGCCATCCCCATGTACGGCGGCATCCGTGCCGCCCGCACCATCCCCAGGTTGAGATACACCGAGGGCATGCTGGGGTCCGCTGAGGACATCGCCAAGGGCCTGCGCCTAGCGGACCCTGCGCTGGACCAGGCGAAGGCCCTGCGAGCGGGGGAACGCATCCTGGCGGAAGCCGAGAGCACGGGCTATCTCACCCCCCGAGTCGGGCAGTCGTGGATTCGGAACAGCGTCTATCGCGCCCTGGCGCAGACGCCTGAGCAGATGGCGTTCACCAAGCCGTTCGCCAGGGCAACGAGCCGTGTCTGGGAACTTCGGGGGCGCATCGGGCCGGACAAGTTCGCGGCAGGGCTCCAGCGGTGGGGGCTCGACCAGGAGCTAGCTAGCTTCATCGCCAATACCCCCAACCCAGGAGAGCTACCAGCCTCCATGCAAATCGCGCTCGCTCGCGGGATGACTGGCTCCCACGCGAAGCCCCTGAAGCTGAGCGAACTTCAGTCCCGCCTAGAGGAAGTGGCGCGCAGGCTCAACATCGACAAGTTGCAGGAGGGTATCCCCGGCCAGGTGCGACTGACGATGGACGAGCGCGGGGCGCTCATCGTCGAACAGGCATGGCTCGACGACGCCATCAAGGGCAAGGATTGGGTGAAGCCCATCGGGGCGCTGCCGACACGCAAGGCCCTGCGTCGGCTGGAGCGCCTTACCGAGAGCCCTTCGGGGCCGTATGGCAAGGTCATCTCCGCAGCCATCGACTCCGTGGACAACTTCCCGAGGAACCTCCTTCGTCGGTACAGCACGCACCCATTCCGTGACCCGCAGACGAGGATGACGACCGAGGAACTGTTCATCGGCATCGACAACATCCATAAGCCCACGGGGGCGAGCACGGTTATCTCCTTCCCCCACACGTCGCCGAACGCGCTGGCCCTGCGGCACGTCAAGGGCCTCGACCTGCTCGCGGCCGAAGACTCGTTCCAGGCCATCAACGACATCGGGCGACTCATGGGCATCAAGCGGAGCCGGATGCTCGAACTCATGGCCCCCTGGTCTCGCGGCGAACTCACCTCGAACATGAAGTCGTTCGAGTGGTGGAAGAACACCTGGACGACGATGGTGGACGAGTCGCCCCGCCTGGCTGGTTTCACCAAGGCCGACCTGAAGAACATGTGGCCTTCGCTCATCCAGGACCGCTCGCCCGGCTTCATCATCGAGACGACCCTTGAGACCGGGGCCTCGGTTCCCGTCCCCACCCTTTCCCGCACCGTGACGGACCCCACCACGGGCCAGGTCATCCGCACGGGCGTCCCCGCCTTCTCGGCGGACCAGTTCCAGACCTGGAAGCTCCCCACGCTGAAAGACCTGCGTTCGTACATGTCCCTTGCTCAGCGCACGATGCAACAGTGGGAGAAGGCGGGGTTCGGCAAGCGCGCCATCTCCACGCTGCACCGTGACATCGCCAACACCTGGGAAGTCACGAACTCCATCTGGCGAACCTCAACGCTCGGCTTCCGCCTGTTCGGTGCCCTGCCCGCACGTATCTGGTCTGAACAGATGCTCCGTATCGCCGCGTATGACTACGCCTCGGCGGTGTGGCACCCCATCGAGTGGTTCTCCTCGACGGGATGGGGGGCGCGCCTCGCGCCGTTCACGGACGAGGCACTGTTCGCCGAATCCCCCATCCACGCGCTGGGCGCGATGGTGGACACGCTGGAACAGCACCCGAACTTCGTGCTGGGACGCGCAGGGCGCGACACGGTGACGCTCGCCGATGAGCAGCGGTTCCCCGGCGTGTTCTTCCGCGCCTACTCCGACCGCCTGAGCCGCATCGCGGGCTCGCGTGAGACGCATCAATGGCTACTGCCCCACCTCGACGACCCCGAACGAGCGGTGGGCGTGATGGGCAGGACGGACGAGGGACGCGAGTGGCTGAGTCTGTATGACGACATCGAGATGGACCACGTACAGGCCGTAACGCGGACGCAGCAGGAGATTCGCCAGATGATAGGCGAAGGTCCTGGCGCGGAGTACGTCAGGACCGCCCTGCGCCGAGGTGCGGTCACGGTGGATGGAACCGAGTACAGCGTCGGGACATCCGACTTCGCCAACCTGCTGAAGAAGATGTACACCGAGGGAACATGGGTTCCCGGACCCGTGGATGCGAACGGCAAGCCGCTCCAGATGTGGCTTGCCCGTTCTGCTGGTGACTACCTCCCCACGCAGGTGGAGGCTCCGTTCGCCCGGCTGAGGGACTTCCTGTTCCGCTACATGTACGCCGCACCCGACCTCGCCCTGTCGCGCTCCCCGTTGTACCGGCAGATGGCGGCCCGCTCGTTCCGCAACCTCGTGGCCCGTGGTTACGCCCCAGGCCGAGCCCGCACCATCGCGCAGGCGCACGCGGCCAGGGGAACGGCCGACCTCATGTTCACCATCGGGGCCAAGACCTCCGGCGAGTACTTCCTGAGGAACATCAACCGGTTCTTCCCGGCCTATCGTGAGCTTGCCTCGACGTGGCTCCACCGCATCCCCATGCGGGTCGGCGAGGGCATCTGGGGCGTTGGCGCGCTCGCGCTGACTCGCCGTGCGGACATCTGGCTCGACTTCTTCACGAACCTCGGAATCATCCAGAAGGATGCCCGTGGCAAGCTGATAGTCCCCATCCCCGGCATAGACAGCCTCGTTGGGCTGGTCACGGGTGCCGAGGTGGACTTCGACGCCCGCGCCCCGCTGGAGACCTTCGCGGGCATCCTGCCGGTGCCGACAGACCTGTTCGCCACGGACGAGCAGGGGAACCCGCTTCCGTGGCATGAGCGCGTTCGCAACCTCGCACCGTCGCTCGGGGCTCCCGCTGGCTTCGTGCTCGCCCGCATGAACGACATCTTCAACGACGGCTTCAAGGACATCGAGAACTGGACGACGCCCTTCGGTGCGGACCAGTCCCTCGGGCCGATGGCGCTCGACCGTATCTGGACGGCCGCGTTCGGCGACCCGCCGCCGTGGGTGGTGGGTACGACCAGGGACATGCACGAAGCCATGTTGACGTGGGCCGTCATCGACGGTATGCGCATCAAGTGGGACGAGATGAAGCCCACCCAGCCCGAGCTGGAGGACTTCGACGAAGATGGCAACGGCGAGTTGTCCGTCGAGGAGGAGGCGGCGTTCGGCGCGGCGAACCGCGAGTGGGCCTCAGAATGGCTCGGCGCCGGAGAACGCTATGCGACGGGGCTCTATTACCAGCGGGGCGTCTCGTCGATGATACTGCCCTTCTCCGTCCAATACTCGACGGAGCCCAAGCGGCAGACAGAG